CTTAGTACAGACACTTCTTCCTCTACGAGTTCCTCTTCAAGTATTGCTTCCTCATAGTATTCATCTAATATCTCTTCCTCGTACATCTCTTCTGCAAACAACTCTTCCTCAAAGATTTCCTCATAGATTATTTCCTCTTCATACATAGGTTCTTCTACAATAGGATCGTAGATTTCCTCATCCATGATTAAGATATCTTCCATAGGGTCATCAAACATCAATGTTTCTTGAGGCTCTTCAAAGAACATAGTTTCCTCTTCATCGTATGTCGTTAAATCTTCAAACGCATAAGAATCAGCAATCATACTATCCACAAAGTTATCCACATACGTTTCCTCAAACGTAGGCTCTACAACTACGGGTTCTGGCTCTACTACTGGCTCTGTTGTTGGTTCTGGTTCAGTTGTATTTGTTTCAACAGCAGGTTCAGGCTCTACTACTGGCTCAGGTTCAGGTTCTGGCTGTGTTGGTGATTCATATATTTTAAGTTCGTAGTTCTCATCCACTTCTACATCATCTATAGAGATGCCATAATCGTAATAGTATTGGGTGTAGTCTGACGAATCTTCTGTTAAATCACCTGTATAACCAATGGTTACATGGTGACCTGTTACGTGTAACTGTTCGTAAAAGAAACTAATATTGCCTAGATAATCAAGTTCTGTGCCAAAAGTATTCTTATTATCCCAGTTATTGTAGTAATACTCGCTAAGGTTGTACCACATATAGCGTTGCCACTCGTCATTACCTTGTGTGTAGAACTTACCTTCGTTGTTATAATTAATAAGGTCAGTCCATAAAGGCATGATGACAAAGCTAGGAGCATAACTACTACTAAGCTCTTGACCATTACAGCAGTAAGACCATTGACCACTTGTGCCTGTAGGGTCCATAAGCATCAATACGCCATTAGAACCCATGAAGGTTGTGGTATAAAGATTACCCTTGTAAGGAAACGAGAACTGTAAATCTATTTGAACAAAGCCATCGTCAGGTAGATTATGTTCAATAATCTCTGGTTCTTCTGCAAATAAAAGAAAAGGTATTAACCCTGCAAGTCCGACCAGTTTCTTCTGCATTGTCTCTCAGTTTCCTCAAGCAAACAGTTATCCATAAATGCTTGGCGTTGTCGTTCTAAGTAATCTTCGTAGTCTGGTCTGCGTTCTGGGTTTGATTCCCAACCTGCTTGTGCTTCTGTACCAATACTGCCTTCATAGGGACAAGGAGTTCCAGCCATTTCCATTGCACTAAAGACTCTTTCGTCTTGGCACATAAGGCTTACCGCTGCAACACGCATACCCATATCGAAAAGTGTTTTACTGAGTTTAATACGCTCACAGTTTTCATCTGTAACAGACCGACCACTGGCTACACCTATCACCTGTGTTTGTACTGCACCTGAGACACCTGTTGTGCATAGGTCTTGTGAGTAACTTGAGCCTATACTGGGTGCTATGGCACTTGAAGGCGGTGAGTAAACGTACTGTCTGCTAGTAGAATTACTGGTACTGTTGTTATTATTCGTGTTGACGTTCTCGTTATAGTTTTCGCTGTAGTTTTCACTAGACGATTCGCTGTATTGATTGATCGTACTGTCTGACTCTGAGACGTTAATGTTCTCATTGTAGTTAGTATTTTCTGAAGTGCTGTCTACCGTTGACGTATTGTTATTAGTATTGGTATTAGTAGATGTACTGGTCGAAGTATTAGTATTCGTGTTGGTATTAGTGTTTGTGTTCGTGTTATCCGATGTTCCAGTATATGTTGTATCTGTAGAATTATTTGTATTAACAGTTGTAGTGCTACCGCTATCATCCTGACCATAAACTACCGATGAGAACATCATCAGTACCAGTATGACTAATACATATCCAACATGAATCTTCAATATCGTGTTATCGTCTTTCATTTACCACTTTTTAACTCTAAGATAAGCGTAATCAGAATCTTTTAGTTTCCTTTTAACGTACTGAGTAAATTCTTGCGTTCCAATACCAGCACCGCACTCTTTTTGCCATTGCTCAGCAATCACAAAAGGGATACGACCTACAAATCTAAATTTAGCGTCTCCGTACATACTAGGCGCATCATCTTGCGCTCTTTTGTTAGCTTTTAAGATGTCACCCACTTCTTGTGTTCTCACAATATGAAGTTTGTTATCTTGTTCAATCATTGTTTCTTTAATTTCGCTCATTGATATCCCTTATTGTTGATAATAATCCGTAGTTCATTAGAGATGGACCTCTTTGTGTAGGTATCCCACGCTCCCTTAACATTCTTTCTGTTCCAGTATAATCTTGATTTAATAATCCTAGACTTTGCTCAAATGAATTTAATGCATTTCTAAATTCTCGACCAAAAGGCAATCTGTCCCTATCCCAATTTCGCATAGTATTAACATTTGCATTAGGACCGCCAAACAAATATCCACCTACAACTTGGTCAAATCTGCTTTCATTCCACCAGTCATCCATGCTTCTGCCTTGAGCCTCTCCAGACTTTTTAGCAAAATCATAAGATCTTTTTTTCCATGATTGAACTGCTGGATCATTTTGTGCAGCTTCATAAAGTGCATTGTATTCATTAGGCAAGACATTTTTCAAATTATGCAAAGCCTCACCAAGATACATATCTTGAACAAAATTTCCTCTGCTACCTTCCCTTCTTAAACGATCCTCATTGATATAAACAGTATTATCTTTAAGCTCGCCATAATACGGATGAGTCCTAAAGAACTCTCTTTCCTGTTCTGGCGTAGCTCTTGATACTGAGCCTAACAATGCGTTTAATAGTGTCGGTTTCATGCTTTAGAAAAGGGGAACCCGAAGGCTCCCCTCGTCATTACTTCAATTAAGAAGTTGAGCAGTCTGCAACAAAGCCGTGTGCAGCTTCGTTATCAACCTGCAAACCATACTCAACTGAAATCAATCTTCTTTCAGAGTGACCAGTTCTAGCTAATGGTTTTTGTGATGCAGTTTTCAAGTAGCATACTCTTGCGTAGTTAGGATCTAAGACAAATACGTCTCTTGCACGATGGAATCGTGAAGGAACGATTGTCAATTCACCAAAGTCTGACACGTATACATCGATAGCAGCTGATAATGTTTTATCAGTGATATCTTTGTATTTAGTAGCATTACCTGTAAAGGTAGAGATTTCTTGCTTGTTGAAAGAACCGCAAAGCACAATGCTTGGCTCAGCACCAGCATCCCAACAACTAGCGATAACGCTTTTTAGGATAGCTTCTGTGATATCTCTCTTTGTACCATCAGTAGCAGCTGCATCTGGGTAACCAGAAGCACCTGAGCCTGAAGTAGTACCAACAGCAAAGCCAGAACCACCAGCAGTGTTACTGGTGAGAAAGGCAGGTAAACCTGCTGTTTGACGAGCTGTGCCTGAAGCACCTGCTGAAGCTGCAACGTTTGCAGTCAACATGGTTTCCATATCTCTTTTTAGTTCTTTTAGCTTGTAAGCAACTTGCTTTGCTAATGTTTGAGCATTACCAGCACCATTTACTGCTTCTGCTGTATCTGATACCTCGACTACTTTGTCAGAGATTTGTGTGTAGTTACCACGTCTGACGCCATTGGTCGCAGCATCGTTAGCTGGAGCAGCTTCGCCTTCAATAACTCGGTTAGAGCTGTCTGCTGAAGCGAGGTCTACTGTTGCCCACTCAAAGTAAGTATTTTTTACGTTCTTGGTTCCGATGGCTGACATGAAAGGGGTATCCGTAGGAGAAATTGAAATCAAAGCATCCTGTAGATCTTCCCTTAAAGTCGTGACATCGTAGGTTTCGTTTGTGTTTGTTGAAACACCCATATTATCACCTCATAGGTTAAAAGTTAGCTTATTAAAAAACTAGCAACATCATCGATGCTCCCAGTTTTCCTCATACGAGAGACAGCTTGTTCTTTTGCTTTTTGGCTTTGTGTACTGGATGATTTCTTAACACCTGATTTCAGCATAGGTCTGGCATTCTTAGCTTTACTTTGAGCTTTGGGCTTATTAGCGTTAAGCTGATCGTAAAGTCTCGCTTTATTAAGTACGATCAATGCACGATGATCCATCACATTGTTTAATTCATCAGCTGAATAACCAATGCTCTGACCATAGTCCAACAGATTTTTCTTAATTTCATCTGCCTTTTTACTATCCTTAAACTCAGGCATTTTTTCTGATAGCTTTTGCACTTCCTCTTGCAAATGAAGCTGCATAGCTTGTTGCATTTGCTGATTCTGTTGCGCTTGAAATTGTTGTAACTGAGACTGTTGCTCATTAAACGATTTCATTTCGCCATCATATTTCATCTTAGCCTCCATGTAACCGATAGGATCTTTCTTAAAGAGAGCCTGATCAGGTTCTTTAGGAGGACTCAATACTTGCCCAGAATTAATCTGATTAAGCAATTGATTGAGTTGTTGTCTCTCATTCTGGAGTGCGACATAGGCTTCCTCAGCTTGTTTTTTCTGTTCTGCCGCCTGTTGCATTCCTTGTTGGATGTAAGCCTGACCACTATAAGATCGCTTTAGATCATCTAGGGTTACTTCTTGTTCACGACCGTCAACCTTGACAGTAAAAAGTTCCTGATAATCTGCCTCTTCAGTTTCCGCTTCTTCCGCTTCTGAATCCTCATCTTCGCTATCATCTTCAGCTTGTGCCTCATTTTCTAGCTCTTCTGAGTCATCTTCTTCTACGGATACCTCTTCCGATAATTCTTGTGATTCCTCTTCAGGGTTGTCACTATCTTTAGTTGTATCCTGTTTGCTAGTCTGTAAAAGACTGTTAGCAATTGAATCCATATTGGATCCGTCTATTTTTATTTCTTCTAATTGTTCAGTCGATATTGGTTGCGCTTCCATCGGTGCTGATTCTCCTTAGTTAGTTAGTTTTTTTATCAAGCATTTTCTCGTCATTGATACATGATTGGAGATAGTGCTCGATTTTGTTAATTGCATTCACAATTGAATGCGCCTCTTCCCTTACAACGGTATCTTGGACACCGCTGTTTAAGAATACTTTAATCTGGTCGTTCTTGATGCTTTCGAGAACGTCCTTAAATGTTTCGTTAGCTAATAGCGTTCTAGCATTAGCCGCTTTCTGTTTAATATCCATCTATTGTCCGAATGTTCTGGGTTGCCTTTGTAGGTCTTTAATCCTAGCAACATCCACATCTTTCTGATATTTACCTAATAATTCTGCACCTTTGATAATCAAGTCTTGATCCATCTTGTCTCTTTCTAAATCATCTTTAGCAACGGCTTTTTGTACCTCAAGTTGTGCTTTCATCATATCGCTTTGAGCTTTTGCTTGAGCCTTCATCTGTTCAGCCTGTAAGTAAGCCTGATTTGGATCGACTTGTTGTTGTGCTTGCATCTGTTGTGCTTGCTGTGCTTGTTGCATCAACATTTGCTCGTACTCTGGTGTCATTGGCATGAAGTAACGATCTGCGTTTCTGAGCCCACCAAGTGCTAACATATCAGATAGTGTGTTTCTGATTTGTGTGAGCGTGACTAAACCATTATTCGGTCCATAGCCTTGATAGACTTGCATTTGCATACCGAGAGCTTGATTTAAAGCTGCCATCTTCATATCTTCTTTGCCTGTGCCTAATCCTACATTAATAGAGATGTCCATATCAGTGTTCCAGACTCTAGGATCGACTGGGATAAACTGACCGTTAAGTCTCATAAAGGTTTCGTCAGATTCATTCTTAATCACCTCATGAAGCATCAGTTTGAATAATTGCTTCATACCACCTTCTGCAAAGTTTCTTGCGATTACTTCAACTTGACCAGCAGCTGCTTGTACTGTAGTTGCTACGGCTGTTGCAGTAGTGTTTTGTAGAGCGTCTGGATCTAAGCCTAAAGAGGCTCTAGATACGCCTGTTTTTTGTTCAATCTGATCATCTAAATACTGAAGTGCTGGAAGTGTGGTTCCAGCGATAAATGGCACTGCTAATGGCTGTACAGAGCCCATTTGCTTCATACGAACAATAGCACCAATCTCATTATTCAGTACATCGTCCATATTGACTAAATCTTCTACTACTGCGAGTTGAGGATTGTTTGTCAAAGCTACGTTATCTAAAACGCTTCTCATCATAGCTGTGGCTGCATCTTGATCATTGACGATCAAGTCAGCGACAGAACGACCATAAAATGCATGAGGTTCTGGGTCGCATTCAAAGACAGCGAATGGACTTCCATCACATGGCTCATAGTCTAATAGTTTGTAAGAAGGACCACCTAGAATGAACTTATACATCATGGGGATCCCTGCGCCTTCGATATCCATCTTCATGTAGGCTTCAGTGACCAGAACCATCTTCATGGATGGATCGCTGTAATCTTCTTCTTCTCTGTCTGGCATATAGCCACGTCTTGCGAACTCTTCCTCATCGGTTATAGAGTCATTATTATTAAGACCACCTAGATCAACGACTTCATCAAAGTCAAATCCCATCGTTACTAGGTCACCGACTCTCATCTCGGTTCTGTGTGCAACGACATAAGCATCATCTACATTTCTGGCGTTACGATCAATAAAGAACTCTTCTGGAGGAACGGATTCAACACAGAGCTTACCTTTATCGAACTGCTTTACTATTTTTATGGAGTGATTCCTGTTTTCTATCTCCATGCCCATCTGATCAACGGTCATCTCAACGGATTCACTGTGCTCAATGACCTCTATGTCATCTTCATTCACAATGAGGGCAAATTCGTCATCATTTAGGTTTTCGTAAGTAAATGTTTTACCTTCTTGGTAGTTTTCCCAATAGACTTTGACAATACCTTGTTTCTTGACGAGTGCATCGTGAAATGCATCATTGAGGATCTTGTATCCTCCCATCTCTTGAAACTTCCAGTGCATATAGCTTGTTGCTTGTTCTGCATTGGCAAAATCTTCAGGACCTTTCGGTACATACTCTACTGCTTTATCAGTAGATAGGAATATTCTCATTAGGCTTGGCTTGATCGCACGAATGATATCTCTTACTTTTGTGGATACGACTTTAGAACGACCTTGCTCGTAACCAATATCAACTTGACCATCAAAGTATCTTTGTGCTTTGACACGCTCTGGAGAAATCTCAGACTCAACAAAATCTACCGCCTCATCGACAGCGTTAGAGATAATGTTTTCTATTTCATAATCTTTTAGCTTTTTAGGTTTCATTATCTACCTACATCCTCCATTTGACTTTGGTATTCGCTTTGAAATACAGATGGTAAAGTTGGATAAACTTGTCTTTCAAAACTTTTTGGCTGATTTCCTCTAGCTAGTTCAAGCAGCTCTTCCAGTTTATATATAGTCCTTCCTTCAGCAGATCTTCTTCCAATAGCTCCTAAAACAGCAGTAGTGCCAAACAATGGATCAAGTTGATATGCTCCAAATTGCAACAATGCTGTAAGACCACCAGATGTCGGATCAAATCTACCTAAGGTTCTCATTGCGTTATCTAAATTATCACCTTTAATTAAATTTCGCATAGCTTGTTGTTCAAACTCCGAAAAAAACCTAATGTCTTTTGAATTAACTATTCTTTTAATAGCTTGTCTATATGTATTAACAAGATTCCCACCAGTTCCAGATCCAGAGGCAGATAATTCAGCAGAACTCATAGCATCATTTAATAATTCAGCTTTTTTATATCTTTGGTTAGCCAATCTTGCGACTTGCATAAGTTCATTACTTTGCTGAAATGATCCAATCGTATCATCTATTAAATCAATAATATCTCTAATTGCAACTTGCGAGTTGTCACTTTGATATCTTCGCCAAGCTGACTGCCTTACACGATCAAGCCTGCTTAGCGTAACAGTTCCCTCCTGAATTAACCCTTCTAATGTATTTAATATAGAAGTTGTCTGATTATCAAAGCTAGGATCATAATCCCTTAATGCAGCAGCAGTTCGAGCTCTACGAACTAACATACTTATATCTTGAGGTCCAAAAAATATACCTGAGTCATCAACTAATTCGTATGCTGTATTTTTTGCTCTTTGTAATGCTTCTATTGTTGGATTCCTTCTAGCCGCATCAAATGGTGCTTTTAAAGCTCTGTAAGCAGGACCTCCAACATTAATTAATTGTGTTCCTGCAAAACCAAATAAAGCACTTGGTATAATCATTTTGGTTCCTTCTTCAATCCTTTCTTCTAAATTGCCTTCAGATGTTGCAGTACCATAAATCATTCCAGAAGCACCAGCTCCTAATGTAGCCTGTACGCTTGGTCTTGACAAAAAAGAACCTAATAGATTTGGCGATCTTTTAATTGTTTCAGAAAACAAGCGTTTACCAGCATTTAATATAGCTCCACCTGTAACCGCCGCTCCAAGAGCCTCAGCTCCAAAACCTACTCCTGATGGCAGAAGTTCCATTCTTTCTCTTTCTCTGGCTAAATTTTGTTCATACAATTGACCATAAGGAGCATCATCACCAGTAATTTTTTGATAACCAGCCTGACCAGCAGCTATTACATTTTCAGCTATTCCTTGTGTAGCACCTCGTAAGAATCTTCTTCCTACATCTAAAACATTGCCACGTTGGGATTGATATTTATTTCTAAATTCATTAGCTTGGCTTTCATCAAAACCTATTCTATTAACAAACTCATCAACACTTAATTCATATCTGTAATTTCTGTCATACAATGTATAAGCTAAATCAATGTCATTGACACTTGCATACTGAGGATATTGAGCTCTAAATTCATTTAACGTCATTAGAACAAACCCAATGGATCTTCTTGCGACCTGCTTATGTAATCAGGAGTAAATTCTGGAGCTCCTTTAAAATATTGTATTTCTGCTTCACTCATAAATTCATTTGCATTTTCATAATGTGCAAATTTTTTCATTATTTCATTATATAAACCTTCCAATCTTTCTATGTTGTATAACAATTGTGTGTCACTTTGATCTAAATTTAGACTACCCAAAACAGATTGTAATGTATTTAATTCTTGGTTAGAAACCTGACCTAGAGCACCACCTGTTGGACTTGCCTCCCTCATTTGTTGCAATCTATTAAAACCAATATTTGCTTTGATTGTATCTGTTAATCTTAAAGCGTCTCTTCTTGGTGTCGCTGGTAATAAATCATACACTGTTCCCATAGGACCTGTTACAGCAGTAAAAAACCCTTGATTCGCAATTAAATCTGTCAATCTTGAAAGATCTTCAGAAACAATACCAGCTTCTCTTGTTTGTAAAACCGCCTGACCTGTTTTCGATGATTCTGCTTGTTGCTGTTGTTGTATCAGTTCTTGTTCTTGAGGGCTTCCTGATATTAATTTTAATTGTGGGTTTGATGGATCTGATTCATCCAAATAATAACCTTCGGGAATTGTTCCTGTTCTAATTCCTTGCTCTGGTCCCATATAATATGTTGTTTGCCCTCCACCAACTGCTTCTACCTTTCCAGTGCTTTGTTCTTGCCTGTATAATCTACCATCTTCGCCAATGAATGTAGTCCATTGCTCAGTAGGCTCTGGGAAATATTGCTGTTGCATATATTGAGATAAAAACTCAGGAGCGTATTGTGGATTTGCACTAATAAATTCAGCTAATTCTGGTCTACCCATTGACTTGAATTGTTCGGCAATTGAATTAGCTTGCATCATTTGTTGTTCTTCAGCTCTGCGTCTGTTGATGTTTTCTCTTGCCATTGCCATTGCTTGTTCGTTAGGGAACATTTGCAAGCCACCTGTTGCTAAGACCAATCGATCGCCAAAGTCAGGTCGTCTCACAGCATTACCGATAGCACCAAATAGGCTACCGAGTATGCCTTTGCCTCTTTCACCTATGCCTGATACAGCACCTTGACCACCTTTAGGCGATAACAATCCAGCTTGTGGCGGTTGCATCGTTTGAGTAGGTTGCATGGTGTCGTATGCACCTGTGTTGTCGTATATGGACCTGTCTCCGAAGTTAAATAAACCGTTTGCCATGTTTTATCCTATACAAATTGACCGATAGCATTTACATAGTCTATCAAGCCAAGATTTCTTTGTTGCGTTCCAGTGCCTTGTCCTACGTTTCCACCTGTAATGGCTCCTAGTAGAGCTTGTAATCCACTGACAGGTGCGCCTGTAAAGCCTTGATACTGTTGCATTGCATTATTCAATACTTGCTGTTGTAGGGCTTGTTGTAGTGCGCCTTGCTGTGCTAGTTGTTGGTTTATAGATTGACCCATTCCAAAGCCTAAGTTTGCAAGATTTCCTAGTTGTTGTCCTGCTGCTAATCTTTGTTGTGCGCCCTGTAGTCCAGCCATTTGGTTTAACTGTTGTGCTGTCATACCTTGAGTCGCTCCAAACTGACGTGCTTGTTGTTGTGCTTGTAAGTTTGCTAAGCCGATATCTCTAGCAATACCTGCTCCAGAAATACCAGCCTGTAATGCAGCTTGCTGATTAGCTTGTTGTGCTGCTAATTGTGATGCAATATCTTGTTGTGCTGCTTGTTGTGCTTGTGTAAATCCTGCTTGTCTTAGTTGACCTGCTGTTCTAGCTGCTTGCTCTGCAAAAGCTCTGTTAGTTTCTGCTTGTGCTACTCCAGCTCTTGAACCACCGAACGCTCTAGCCTGTGTTGCTTGTGCGCCTAGTACGTTTTGTTGCATTTGCCTTGCTCTTTCTAAATCAGAAAGAGTTTGACCAACAACTTGTGATTCGTAAGGATTCATGTAAGGACTTAGAGGCGTTGTGCCTAATTGTCCTGCTTGTATTTGCTGTGCGGTTACAGGTCCTACTTGACCAGCTTGTGCTGCTTGATAACTAGTACCTTGCACTTGTTGTGGCTGATATGCTGTTCCCATTGCCGTTGTTTGCATAGCTCTACCTAATGCCTGAGGTACAGCTTGTTGTAAATTGAAACCACCCTGTGGTGTTGTTTGTGCTGGTGCGCCCATTAGTAGATACCTCTTGTCATTAGATCGTTATAAGACATATTACCTCTGTATGGATCATTAAGACCTAGATTAAAACTTGCTTTATTCATAGCAATGGCTCTTGGATCTAATCTTCCATCTTGTGGAACGAGATTAATAGGAGTCAATGCTGGTTGTGGAGCTACACGATTACCTATGTTAGCAACTGCCTGATCTGATAGTGCTACCTCATTGGTTAAGGGTAGCAATGGTGTCAGTCCAGTATCTTGATCTCTGCCTTGCAGATAATTATCTCTCATGCTTGGTCTTGCGTATGGACTTTCTTCACCGCCCATCGCCATGTATCCGTCTGCATAATTTTGTTTTACTTCAGCAGCTCGTTCTGGGTTTGTATAGACTGATGCCATACCGCCAGATGATGGTGTTGGCGTTACTGGTGCTGGTGCTGGAGTAGGATCATAAAGACCGTAAGGATCTGTATTAAATAATCCCATGTAACCTGCATACTGCTGTGGTCTACGCTCTCTTAGGTTTTGTGCGTATTGATCAAAAATATCGCCTGATGAATATCCTGTAAAACCTCCAGAAGTCTGCGTTGGAGGCATACCTGCCATCACGTCTGTTGGACCTAATAAACCAAATGCTTGCGCCTGATTAGCAACATTTTGCATTGACATCTGTTGCATTGGAGTGAATCCTGCAACATCGATACCGTATCTTGGCATATAGCCCAAGTCAGCGACTCTTTGTCCTCGCCTTAGACCTTCTTGTATTGCATTCTCTAGATACGCTGGAGGAGCAAATGTTTCTGTTTGTGAACCGCCTTTTCCGCCTGCCATAATTAAAACTCGTTAGTTAATGTTAAAAATTTAGGCTTCCAGCCATGCTTGGATAGAACCTTTTTCCATCCCATCCTGCCAGCGATTGACATGGCAGTGCATCCTTGCTGTTTAGCCCATTCTATAGCGTCTCTTTGGAAGTCGATGATTTGCTCCATCTTTCCGCCAGCTAAAAATACATGCAACACTTTCTTTCGTGGATAGACTAAGAGTTCAGTAACTGCACATCCGTCTTTTCCTGACCACAGTTGCATTCTACCCTCTAGTATAGCATGAAATACATCAATAGTTTCGTGTGTACCACCAGAATGTTTTAAAGCATCTTCAATCCACTTTTGGCATCGAATAAACTCTTTAGCCATGTATTCGTGCGATTGATAATGTAGTTGCTGGCGAGGCTGGTGCGAATGCTGTTGCTGTTGTTGCATCTAATATTCCTGTTGTGTCGTCTACTGCCCACATAGCTTGCATGTAATCGTTAGCTTCTAATTCAAATATAGCACTTTTTGATACTACGAGAGTAGTGCTATTTTGTTTTAATGAATTGAACATTGTTGATTTTGCTACATCTGTTCCATTGATTCTAGCCCAAAAATAAAAGTTTACTGAGCTTGATGTCGATGTTGACATCTGAGCCGAAAAGTTAAGTAAGTATTCTCCAGCTTCAGCAAATACAATCTTAGTCGCATCCGTGCCATCGAGAGATATTCCCACAGCGTCACTTGGGGAATCGTATTGTATTGCGTAAGCAGTGTTAGCAGAAGCAGCGGTAACATTAGTAGAGCGAGATAAATATGCATGACCATCCTGAAGTATTATTTGTTTATAAACGCCGTCTTTGGATACGACAGGATATTTGTTTTCTCTATCCCATAACAGTATGCCGTCATCGGCAGCCGATTCGTTTTCTGTTTTATGTTGTAGTTTGTTTCTTACTCGTGTTAGATAGCTATTGAGACGGGTTGCCCAAGTCTCCCATGCACTACCAACGACCTGAGGTGGCTTTTCATTCAACGTCTACCACCTGCAATAATATCTAATCTGTTGATACCCACTCTCCAGTCCTGCAATCTTGAACCTGTTACTTTCATGCGAAGTTGTCTGCCTGTAAAACGCAAACTGGTAGGATTGCTCATGGTAAATGGACCGTACTCTCTTTCGGTATCGTTTGGATGAAATCTTGTTTTAAATGTTGCTGTTACATCGCCCTGAGTTCTTTCATCAGGTATCATTTGAACGACTGAAGCAACGTTTTCTCCTGTGCTTATCATAATCGGTCCTGACTCAGCAAAAGGTGTCAATGAATCATAGTTATAACCAATTTCATGCTCATAAATATGATTATCGCTTGCTGATGCCCAGAGTGGCGTTCTAAATGCGCCATGGTCTACACCTGATGTCCTATCAAGCTCACCAATGGACCATGTGTTTTCTATAAAGTTAAAAGTAACGTATCTATTGCATTCATTAGATGCGCCTGAAGGATAAAACCACCAGACCTCACCGTATCTTGCGTTAGTGGTTGCCCATACTTTGCTGATTTGGTTTTCATTAATATCACTAAAGACGTAATCACTGACATCACTTGGTAGTTTTGATACTTGACCGCCTGAGTAGATAAAGAATGAACGTTTGCCCATCCATACTGCGCCTAAGTCTGTTGATGCAACGGCTTTTTGTGAAGCAATACCGCAAGAGTTTCCTACTTTTTCGATACCGTACACATACGGAGGTCCTTGATACACCGCAGCATGAGCGTCTACCGTTGTGAGGATAAGCGTTTGCCCTCTGACACGAGTAGCGCACATAATCTCACCTGATGTTTGTAACTCTAAGTCACCTGCTTCATTAGTAGCTGCTGGTGTCCATGTGGTGTTATCTTCTCTGTCTGACCATTGCACGAGTCTAGGATTGCCACCTGCTCCGAGAGCGAATAAGAACCTTTCCTCTGTGACGATAATAGAACGATTATCAACAGGAGCGTTGCTGACTTGTGCTGCTACGACACCTGTGTTGAGTTGCCATTCATAGATTTTACCGTCATCTAAGGTACAGCCGACTAAGTATTCTCCCCAGTTATCTAATGCCCATGTGGTTGCTAGGACAGGGCTAGAGTCATCGACTCTTGGTGTACCGTAATAATCAACTCCGTACAATCCCGTGCCGAAACCAGAGCTCACAGGAGAATCTTCTTGACCCGCAGTAAATCCTGTTGGTGTGATGTCGTATCTTACGCCACCCTGATTCCATACATAAAGTTTTTCGTATGAACCACCTGCAATGTGTCGGTTATCTGAGTTGTCTACCCATGCAAGCATTCCTCGAATAGAGGCAGCAGATGCAGTTTGGCTCTTGACCTGCCATCCCTTGACAGGTCTCATTGTGCCGTCTGTCCATCGTACTAAGTTAGCATCCCGCCAACGATTCATCGATTGAAGGTCTGTACCGTTACGATAGATTCCTGCTTTTATATCTAGAGGAACGTAAGCCATGTAAATAGAGCTTACTTACCGCCCATTTTAGCTTTGCCAATATTAAGAGCTAATGCTTCTAATATTTTATAAGCCTTTGAGAGCAATTCATCATCTTTAGGTGTTGGTGTCATGGCGCAAATAACGCTTGCTACCATTACAATGTCAGGAACAAAATTAACTATCGCTAGAATTATCTCCATCTGTATTTTCCTCTGTGTTTAATGTATTTTTAAATAATTGCATAAAAGCATTTTTACCGACTTGAAGCTGGTCAAGATTAAATTGCGAGCTTCCAATCTTGCGGTCTAAGTCTAACAAATGATTGACGATTATTTTTTGTTCGTTTGATAACTCGTCTACATTGTATTCTACGTTGTCGATAGTAATGGTGTTTTTTTCGTTTTTTGCCATGTTTATCTCCTAGTTAAAGTTTATTACCAAGCCAATCCAGCAATAGATGTTGGATTTGCTAATGCGTCTAGTTGTGATTGTAGTCCTGCTTCGATAGCATCTTTATCAATGCTTTCGTGTCCGTGTACCCATGCTAAAACTGTTGCTTCATCTAAGCTATCAAAGGCTACGAAGCCATCAGCAGATGCGTCAGGACTAAATCCTACTGAGCCATAGTTTGATGCGCTATGTTCACCACTTGTTGCACTTACACGCCAATGAACGACAGTCACACCACCATCACTAGCATTTCTTTCCATTTGACTTATTGTCCATGTTGCCATGTTATTTCTCCTATGCGTTTTCTAATGCTGTTATTCTTGCTTCTAATGTTTCAATCTTTGAGATTGCTTCTTTTAATGCACCAGTTAATAATGGAACAAGTTTAGATTGGTCTATGCCTTGATAGACTGCATTGCCTTCACTATCAACTGCATCTTTCTCACCATTTATAGCTTCTGGTATAACTTCTGATACCTCATGCGCTAAGAAACCATCAACTGTAGTATCTGCATCTGCAATAAAGTTAAATCTTTTTGGCTGTAATGCTTTGACTCTATCAATAGCACCATCCATATCTACTACATTTTCTTTTAGTCTGTAGTCTGATGAGGTGTTGTAGGCTGTTGAGGTTGTACTATGTGTAATTGAACCAACAGTAGTGCCACTAACTTCAAAAGTACTTGATGCTTGTCCATTATTTGCAAAAAATTGCATTCCTT